CTGGATGGCGACCGCGTAAAACAATACGTGGTGGAAGTTGACGGTGCGCCATGGCGGCCGGCTCGGGCCGGGTTGGCGAGGGTACTGGCAATGCTGAGGCGAGGCTTGCACAGGACACGGGGGCGGCGGTGAACGATACGGCTGAACGGCAAATCCTGACCAGTCGAGTGTTCGCTGAGCTGTGGGGACTACGCGAGCGGCCTGTGGTTGTGCTCGAAGGGTCGGCACGATCAACCAAGACGTGGTCGATCCTGCAGTATCTGGTGCGGCGGTGCCTCGAGGAGCGGCTGACCGTCTGGTGTTATCGGCACGACGGTACGACGTGCGAGTCGTCGGTGATACCAGACTTCAAGGCTGTGCTGTCAGACCAGTATCAGCTCTGGAGTTCAGATCGCTGGAATGGCACGGCGAAGCGGTACGCGTTTGACAACGGATCGACGCTGAGTTTTGGGGGGTCTCAGGACATCGAGAAGCTGAAGGGACGGCAACAAGACATCTGCTGGCTGAACGAGTGCATGGAGATCACGTACGAAGCCTGGCATCAAATCTCCATCCGCACGAGCCGGCAGCGGATTCTGGACTTCAATCCGTCTCTGGCGCATCATTGGGTATTCGAGCGGGTGCTGCGCCGTCCGGAAGGCGTTGGGTACATTCATTCGACATTCAGGGACAATCCGTTCCTGTCGGATGGGCAGCGGGCCGAGATTCTGAAGTACGAGCCTACGCCGGCGAATCTTTCGGCTGGTACGGCTGACCCGTGGAAGTGGCAGGTATACGGGCTTGGGAAACGGGGCCGACGTGAGGGGGCAATCTATCGGCTGTGGGAGGTGATCGACGACCACGACTGGCCGGCCAAGCATCTGTGTGAGCGGCACGGGTACGGGCTGGACTTCGGCTCGACGCACCCGACGGCGCTTGTCGAGTGCGAGTTGTTTCAGGACCGGTTGTATGCGCGCGAGCTGATTTACGAATCGGGGCTAATCGGGCAGGTGAGTCTGTCACAGCCTGGCATCGCGTCGATTGAGGGGCGGATGAAGGAACTGGACATCGACAGGCGGGCGAAGATCCATGCTGACTCCGCACGGCCGGAACTTATCCGGGCGCTTTGCCTGGCTGGCTGGAATGTCGTGGCGACGGAAAAGACGCCAGACTCCGTGATGGAGGGCATTACGCGGTTACAGGGTGTTCGTATCCTGGTTACGCGGAGTTCGCAGAACCTGCAGCGGGAGCTGGAACAGTACGCATGGAAGCGGAATCGGGTGACTGGCGTCTGGCTGGATGAACCGGAGAAGGAAAACGACGACGCGATGGATGCGCTTCGCTACTGGGCGTTGGCTGAGCTGCAACCGCGCGACCGCCGGCGGAAAGACGATCGGCCGCGAACAGCCGTTACCCGGCTGCGGAAGTGGTAGGAGGTGCGCGTGTACAAGCTGGTACGGGTCCGAAGCGAGGAAGCGATCAAGCTGGCTCTGGAGTGTGTGGCCGAGGACCGCGGGCCTGGGGTGCTACCGAATCTGGTCGGGGTCTCCAATCGGCTGACATGGCTGGCTAGGCATCTGGCGCGGTACTGCTGGGTCTGGGTGGCGCTGGTGTGGGAGGAAAACGAAGAGCCCGGACGGGAGTGGCGGCTGGCTGGGTTCGCTGCGGTGACCTCGCAACGGCGGCGGTTCGGACGGCTGACAGGCGCGTTTCATTTCTGCCATCTGCGTTGGGTGAAGCCGTCTTTGTTGGTGGCGATGGCGCGGGAGTTGTTCAGAGTAATTGACGGGAGGTTGGACACGCTGGAAGCCTATATAAGGGTAGAGGACGCACGGTTAAAGCGGCTCGGCCGGGCGTTCGGGTTCCAGTGGTGTCGGGCCAGGCGCAGAATCAAGGGTGAGGAGTACGTGTATGGGAGGCGGCGGCGGCCGGGTGAGGATTCCAAAGCCGGTACCGGCACCGGTAGCACCGCCGGCGGCACCGGTGGCGACGCCAGAGGATGAAAGCGTGATCAACGCGGTACGCAACGAGCGGCGCCGGCTCTCAAGGCAGAAGGGCCGGGCGGCGACGTTCCTGGTGGACCCGACGCAAGCGACGGATGCCACACAACTGGCGAAGTCTCTGGGGGACGTGGGAGTGTAGTGGCGTATGGCGGCTGACGGGAAACAGCTTCTGGAGGCGTGGGCGGCACTGAAGGCGCGGCGCTCCGGGCTGGACCGGACGTATGAAGACCTGTGCCGGTACTTGCTGCCGCGGGACCAGGATGTTGTGGCCCGCCAGGGTGGAGAATCCGAAGAGCCGCACGCGATGACCAGCCGGCCGGCTGATTCGGTGGCGCGGGTGGCAAGCGGGCTGTTTTCGGACGGGATCACACCTGGCCAACAGTGGTTCCAGCTGCGGGCGGCTGACGAGCTGCTGAATCAGTCTGATGACGTGGCGGCCTGGCTGACGGACACGAGCCGGATCGTGCTGCGGTACCTGGGGCGGGCATCGAGCAATTTCACGCTTCAGGTTCACGAGATGCTTCAGCAGTACGTGGCCCTGGGCACGGGCGTGCTATTCGGTGAGATGCGCGGACACCGACTGGTGTTTCACCAGTTTTCTGTTCGCGACTGCTGGCTTGGGGAAGACTACCACGGGTCGGTGGATTCGGTGTTCCGGCTGTTCCGTTACACCGCGCGCCAGGCGGCTGAGGACTTCGGGTATGAGAATTTGCCGGCTATCGTGAAGTCGGCGGCAGACAAGCGGAATTCGGAATGGGAACAGTTCGAATTCCTGCACGTCACGCAACCCCGGATGCAGCGGAAGGCCGGCGCCAGGGACGCGAAGAATATGCCCTGGGAATCCATCACGGTGTTCACGGGGGACGGTTCCGTCGTTCGGGAGAGCGGCTACCCGCGTTTCCCGTACTTCGTGCCGCGGTTCTACAAGATCGACCGGAGCCCGTACGGCCGCAGTGTGACGCATACCGCTCTGCCGGATGTGCGCATGCTGAACCGCATGCTGGCCGATGTCGCTGACGCTTTCGAGATGGCGCTGAACCCGCCGGTGTTCCTGCCGGACCAGTCGGCGTTGGACGGGACGCGGTTGGTACCTGGGGCGGTCAACTACTTTAACCCCTCGCAGGGTGCGCCGGTGTTCTACAAGACCGGAGCTGACCTGTCTGCGGGTGCGCAGTTCGCAGCGGCGACGAAAGAGGACGCGGATACCACGCTCATGCGCAATGCGTTCTCGGGGTTGCCGGACACGCGGAACATGTCCGCCACGGAGGTTGTGGAACGCGTTCGGGAGAGCGTGCGGGCGGTGTCGCCGGTGTGCAGCCGGCTGCAATCGGAGCTGTACTCGCCCATGGTGCTCTGGGCCACGGGCACGCTGCTGGAGGCTGGTTTGCTGCCGGAGCCGCCGGCGGACCTGGCTGGTGCGGACATCGAGGTGGCGTACTCCAGCCGGCTGGACGCACGCATGGCGCAACTGGAGACGGTGGCGCTGCTGCAAACGCTGGAGCAGTCAAGCCAGGTGGTAGCCTGGGCGAGCGCGGCGCCGCAGTTCGGCGCGCTGTACGATCTTTCCAAGGTGCTGCGGACGATTGCGCGGAACAACAATGTGGCGCCGGATCTTCTCAGGTCTGAGAGGGAAGAGAAGAAGGCCATGGATGACTGGGAGGCGCGGCAGCGGCAGGCGGAGCAGATGGCGGCCATGCAGTCGATGGTACGGCCGATCGATCCGGCGGCAAAGCCGGCGCCCGGCTCGCCGTTGGCTGGGGTGTTGGGTGTGAACAGGTAGGAGCAGGACGGAGGTCAAGAGTGAGGAAGCAAGAGGAGCGGACGGCGTTGTTCCGGGCGGTGTTCGGGTCGCCGGAAGGGCAAGCGGCGCTGCAGGAGATTCACGAGCAATGCGGAACGGGGACGTGTGTGTTCAACCCGGACAGTGAGCGGTGGACGAGTTTCAACCTGGGGCGCCAGGCGGTAGCGCTCTGGATCATGCGGGAAATGCAGGGACGGAAGCAGGAGACAACGGAAGATGGCGGACGGAAGCAGTAGCACGAGCGAGCCAGGCGCCGGGAACGCCGGCGGACAACCAGCCGGGCAGGCCCAGGGCGAAGGCGGCGGCGGGATCTTCGCTGAGTTGCTGGGGGCTGATGGCGACGCGGCTGGTGGCCAGGCCGGCGGCGGCGAGGCTGGCGACAAAGGCGGAGAAGGCAACGGGACTGCGCCCGGGGCCGGCGGTGAGTGGTGGGCCAAACTGCCCGCCGAGTTGCAGACAACGAAGATCAAGAGCTTCAAAACCGTTGATGAGCTGGCCAAGAGCCACGCGAACCTTGAGACGCTGGTCGGGCGCAAGGGCGTGATCGTTCCCGGGAAGGATGCGACGGCTGAAGAACAGGCGCGATTCAAGGCGGCTATCGGAGTGCCAGAGGCGCCAGAGAAGTACAGTTGGAAAGCGCCAGACGGATGGAGCGAGACAGACAAGAAGATCGAGGCGGCGGCGCGGGCGGACTTTCACAAGATCGGGCTGACGGACCAGCAGTATAGCGCGGTGATGTCGCGGTACGCGGAAGCGCAACAGCAGCTCGCCACGCAGAAGCAGGCGCAGGACAAGCAGGAGCTGCGGCAGACGTTCACGGCGCTGAAGAAGGAATGGGGCGAGGAGTTTGAAGGGAACATCCGGCTGGCCGAGCAGACGGCTGAGGCGCTGGGCCTGACGGAGACAATCCGCGAGCTGGGCCTGACGAACAAGGCGGCGGCGATCAAGGCGTTTGTGAAGCTGGGCCAGGCGGTTCAGCCGGACACGCTGCCTGGGGCCGGCGGGCAGAGCGGCGCGCTGGGCCTGGAGCAGCAGATTGCGGCGGTCAGGAAGAGTAAGGAAATGATGGACGCGAACCACCCGGGGCACGCTGAGGCGGTGCAGCGTTTGGAAGCGCTGTACAAGCGGCGAACCCGGTGAGGCGCTGACAGGTAAGTCCCGATACCGCCGGCCAGGAGGCTGGCGCCGGGTGCTCTGAGAGAAAGACTCTCCGCGGAGGCAGGCGCGTACTGCCATGAGACCCCGACGGGTGGACACGCTTTCGGATACCGGAAGCCCCATGACCGAGGACACGTCTCGGAACGACCGAGCACGAGTGTTCACGATCATGGAGGAATCCGGGAATGGCTATCGACACACACTACCGGCAGATGTTCTCTGACAATGTCAAGGAACTGGCCGGCTCACCGCAACGCAGTCTCTACAAGGGGCTGTGCTCTCAGGAGGCGAAACAGGGCGAACTGATCTGGTTGGACAGCTACGCGCCGACCAAAACCGCGCGGTCGACAGCTATCGCGTCGACCAAGACGCGCAAACGTCTCGAAGATGCGGGTTCGCCGGATCTCGCCGACTGGGTTGCGCTGAAGACTCCGCATATGGAAATCACGCGCCAGCGGACGCAGCTGTCTGCTACGTGCGTTGACTGGGGCCACCACTTCGACAGCGAGACGAAGCTGCTGGAGATCCTGGACCCGCAGAGCCGAATCATGCGGGCGTGCATGAAGGACATCTGGATTGCCGAGGATGCCCTGGTGCGCGCGGCGCTGGCAGCGGCCACGGTGACGCGCGGCAAGCAGGGTGCCACGTCCAGCGTCGCGTTCCCAGCGACGCAGCAGTTGACTATCGACAAGACCGCGAGCCCGGCCGGCTCCGTGACCAAGGATATCTTCGCCGAGATCAAAAAGCTGTTCGAGACGCAGTACTACACCGGCCGGATTCTGGTTGCGGTGTCGCCCCTGTTCAAACAGGAACTGATCGAGAACTCCGGCGACAAGATCCACAGCAGTGACTTCGTCGATGGGCGGCGGTACTTCGAGACCGGCGAGCTGCCGGATATCTACGGCTGCAGCGTGCTCGTCGATCCTGGTCTGACTATCGACGGTGACACGGGCGAGGAACCCTTCTACGCGTGGGCGATGGAGGGGCTGGTGTGGAACCAGTTTGCGCCGTTGCTGACGCGGCTCGGGGAAGATCCGGGCGAGCGCTTCCACGCCATCGCGTACGCCGAGGAGTACGCCGGCTGTGTCCGGGTCGACGACAACCTTGTCGTCCAGGGCACCGTGAAACGAGGAGAAGACGAGTACTAACCTGAGCGGGTCCGCCACAACTCCGGCCGGCGGGTTTCTCCGTCCGGCCGCCGGCCGGAGTCTTTACCCCAGAGGTAAAGGGAGGGTGCCTTGAAGCTGGTAGACACGACCACGCAGATCGCGAATCTGGCGCTGGCCAGGCTGGGTGAGCGGCCGATAGAATCAATCGATTCGACCACGCATCCGGCGCCAACGTTGAACGCGGCGCTTGATCCGTGCATTCGCGAGGTTCAGGCCATGTTTCCCTGGCCGGAGCTGACGGTGGTGTGGACGCCAGACCCTCTCGAGGCGCTGACGGAGGACGACTACTACCAGTTCACGCTGCCGGCGACGTGCCTGCGGGTGCTGCGGATCGTGGACGGGTACGATTACCGCATCCAGGGCTCGGTGTTGTGCTGTGAGGTCGAAGACCCGACTGTCTACTATCTACAGTACAATGCCACGCCCTCAGCGTGGGGCATCCTGCTGTCTCAGGCGGTCTACTACAAGCTGGCCATTCAGATGGCGTTGCCGCTGACGCAGAATACCGCGTTGTACCGCACGGTTCTCCAGGAGTGGGAGCTGTCGATTGCGCCGGCGTTGCGCCGGCTGGCCAGCGAATCGGCAAGCGCGGTACAGAACCGGCCGTCGCGGCACAACTGGCGCCAGGCGCGGGGGTGAACGATGGCCAAGGCTAGGCGGTACGCGTTCAATGCTGGCGAATGGGCGCCGGAGCTACACTATCGCTCGGATCTAGAGCGCTACTACGCTGCCTGCCGTGAACTGACGAACTACCTGGTGACGCCTTACGGGGCCGTACGCCGGCGCCCAGGGTTGGAAGCGATAGCCGATGTCAGCACAACGTTCCGCGGGGCGACCGACGATTACCGGCTGATCCCGTTCGAGTACTCTGAGGACACCACCTATCTGCTGGTATTGCGGGAGACGGACGCGACCCCGCCGGGCAGCGAGATACTGGTGCTTTCTCCGGCCGGGGTGCTGAAGGATACGGTTGCGGCTCCCTGGGCGCCTGGGGACTTCTACCGTATCCAGTACGTGCAATCGAACGATGTGATGTACCTGACGCACCCGGACTATCCACCGCAACGCCTGGCACGCAATGGCGATACGGATTGGTCCCTGTCGGCGGCCCCGGTCCTGTGGGGGCCATACCTGCCGGTCAATACAGACCCTGAGTGTGCCCTAACTCCAGTGGTGCCAGAGTGGTCGAGCGGCACGACGTACGCCAGGGGCGACATGGTATGCGTGCCTGGTGACGCCAAGAACCTGACCGGCAATGCGGTTTCCGTGTTCTGGTATCAGACCACTACACCGTCCGCGACGACCAAGTATTACCTGACGCGGTTCACGACGGACCGGAGCCATGGCTACCGAGTGGGTGACTGCGTGCTGGTGGCCGGCGTCGCGACCGGGTACAACGGCCAGTGGACTATCATCCGCAAGACCAGCACGACGTTCGATGTGCTGACGGGGCTTGGCGCGCACGCGAACCAGTCTGCCAGCAGTGGGACGGTAAAAGAGGTGTGGGGAGAGCTATACGAGTCTATTCTTGATGCCAATGTCAACCAAGACCCTGAAACCGAGGACGACTATTGGCGCGAGGTCCACGCGTTCCGGGGCACGTTCACGCTGCAGGCGAGCAAGGCGACGTTTACCGAGGAGTGGGAAGGCGGGCGGGTGTTGCTGCATCAAGCCCGCACGAATTACGTGCAAACGGGGACGCTGGCGGCGGATGCCACCAGTACGCCAGTATCCGTGTCGGCCGGGTCGGTGAGGCTGACGACCGTGGGGACGTGGACGGGAACCGTGGAGCTGCAGGAAAGCGTTGACGGGCAGACCTGGGAGCCGATTGCCACGGTGTCGAGCGGCAGCGACACGAATACGACGTTGGAACGCACCGCGAGCAGTCCAGCGTCCCAGCTCCGGCTATGGATGAAGGCGTTGACGTCCGGCACGTTCGGCTTCCGCCTCGAAGTTTTGGACACGGATCATGCTTGCCATGTGCTGGTGACGGCGTTCGTTGATACCACGCATGTGACCTGTGTGACGGAAAACTACATCGCCAACGCGCGCTACACTGTAGACTGGGCAGAGGGCGCCTGGTCGCCGAAGAACGGGTACCCTCGCGCGGTAACGATTTACAACGAACGCCTGACGTTCGGCGGGAACTTGCGCAGACCGCAAACGGTCTGGTTTAGTGCTGTGAATGACTGGCCGGATTTCGACGCCGAGGCGACGCTGTCGACAAGCGCGCTGAGTTTCTCGTTGGCGTCAGACTCGTTGAACCGAGTGCAATGGCTGGTGCCGAAGACACAGCTAATTATCGGCACGGACGCCGGCGAGTGGACTTTGGGCAGCCGGGACGATACGCAGGGCGGCATCAGCTCGACGAATGTGGCGGCGACGCGACACACGGAATACGGATCGGCGCCGATCCGGCCGATGGTCACGTCCGACGTGGTCATGTTCTTGGAGAGGAACGGGCTGAGGCTGCGCGGGATGCACTACGACTACGAACTCGACGGGTTCAAGGCGGACGATTTGACGGCGTTTGCGCCGCATGTGTTGGCCGCCGGCGCGCGCGAGATCGCGTTTCAGCGGTCGCCCCAGCCGATTATCTGGGTGGTGTGCGAGGATGGCAGCCTGGCGTCGTTCACGTTCGACCGGGAGAACCAGGTATTGGGCTGGGCGCGGCACGAGACGGAGTGCGACAGCGACGAGGGGTTCGTGTCCGTGTGCGCGTTGCCGGGGACCGGTGGCGATGATGTCTATTGCCTGGTCGAGCGCTATGGCGTGGTGTACCTGGAGGCGATGCGCGGCGCAACGTCGACGCTGGCGGCGGCGCATCTGGACTGGCGCCAGGCGACGGCGGCCGGCGTGCAGGTGGCGCTGTTTACCGATGATCCAGGGTTCACGCTATCGGTGTGGGCGGACGGTCGGCAGTTGTCGGCGGCGGAGTACACGCTGGTGGGTAACAAGCTGGTCGCGGTGCCGGACGTGGTTGATGGCGTGTTCCTGACCAGTGGCGGGGTGGCGCGGGATGCTGGCTCTGGCAAAGTCGGTCTGCCGGCGGTCGCTCACGGCTTCGAGATCGGCGACACGGTGTATGTCGGCGGCACGACTCATTATGATGGCAGCTATACGGTCGCAACCGGCACGTCGACCGATGAGTTAGTCGTGGTGGCGACGTATGAGGCAGAGACGTTTGGCGCCGGCGCCGTGGCTGGTTCGCCTGTTGAGCTGGTAGTTGGGGCTGACTTCGAGAGCGTTCTGCAACCGACGGCGGTCGCGAATCCGGGCGTCGAGGACGGCGGGCCTGGGCGGGTCACGCGTGTTACGGCTGTCGACTTGTGGACGCTGGCCAGTTTGGGCGGCGAGATCAGCGTCGATGGGGGCGTGACGTGGGAGACGATTCTGTCCATGCCCGGCGACCACGTTCCTGGTGATCCGTTGCCATTGTTCTCTGGGATGCGCGGCGTGCGCTTGAACTCGGGGCACCGGGATGAGTGCGATGTCCGCATTCGGACCAGCGACCCGTACCCATTGACGGTGCTGTGTATGGGTGTGCGCGTACGGCGCTACGACGATTGAAGGGGGTGACGCAGGTGCGCGGTGTGTTTGATCTAAGACTGATGCAGATAGCCGGTGTGCTGGCGTGGGTGCTGGCGCCGCCGGAGGCTGAGTGCGTGTCGGCGTTCTGGTTTGCGGTGGCGGCAATCGTGAGCGCGATTGCCAGTATTGGCGCCGGAGTCATGGCGTACCAGCAATCCCAAACCGCAGCCAAGAACGCGGAAGACATGGCGGCGGCGCAAGCGGCGGCGCAACGCAGCCAGGCCGAAGCAGAGGCGGCGCGGTTGCGCAATCAAGCGCAGCAGGAGCAACTTGACCGCGCGGCGGCCGAGCGTAGCGAACGGGAAGATGATCGGCGCCGGCGCGCGGCAATGGAGAGTGGGTACGCTGGCAGCGGGGTATTGCTGGAAGGGACGCCGGCGTACTGGTTGCAGGCTCAGGCTGGCGTCGATGAATACAACGCGCAGGCGCGCAATCAAGAGAGTCTGATGCGACAGAAGGGCATGTTGTGGGAAGCTGAGATGGCTGAATGGCAAGGTGAGACCGGGGCAACGAGTAGCCTGGTGTCAGGCAAAGCTGAGGCTAAGGCCGTGCGCGCACAGGGGCAAGCGGCATTGATCGGCGGGATCGGTAGTTCGATCGGCACAGCCGCCACGCTGGGATCGAGCTGGCTGCAGGCGCGGCCGGCGGCTGGCGCAACCGGATCGAGCAAGTTCTACACTGGATCGCAAGCCATCCGGTTGATGCGATAGAGACGGGTGAGGCGATGGCACGGATACCGGCAGATTTGAGACGGCGCCCGGCAGCGTTAGCTCCAGCCACGTCAGGGTTGCGGATTCCGCAGGCAGCGGTGCCAAATGTTTCGGCTGCCGCCGGCGCTGGGTATCGCGTCGGGATCGCGGTCGCTGACACCGTCGGCAAGCTGGCGGATGTGGCCAGCGGCATCCTGCAACAGCACGCCGAAAAGAGACGGGCCGCGGAAGTCGAGGCGGATCGGGCCGGGGTAAGTGCGGAGTTCGCAGCCTCGGCCTTGCGCTTGCGCCAGCGTCTGGCGGCGACGACCAACCTGGACGAGATCCAGCGGCTCGTCGCGGATGAGGAGCGCGACCTGTCGGCGTGGCTTGAAGGGACCGGCGCCGACGGGGCGCCGAATCTGCGTTGGCCGGAAAGCCAGCAGCAGGCGCGCAACGCTCTGGCCACGTTTCGCGTACAGTTGCGCGGGGCCGGGGCGGAGCGGTCGGTGCAGTTGGCCAAGGCTTCAGACCTGGCCAGAATCGACAGCCTGATGTCGGTGGCGCGTGAGACGGGTGACTTTGCCGGCATCGAGCAGGCCAGTCGGTTGATGGTATCCGGCGGGCACCTGACGGCGGAGGGCGCGGTCAAGTTGCGCGATGAGCAATGGCGCAAGGCCGCCGAGTACCAGGCGGAGACGGCGCTGATCGAGTTCGGCACGCAGGCGCAGGGGCTGGCTTTTCCGAGTGCGGAATCCGCAGCCACAGAGCTGCGCAAGCGTCTCGGTGAAATCCCGCACCTAGACCGGCAGAACCGCGCGAAACTCGAGAGCCGGCTAACGGCCGTGCTAGAAGCGCGACGGGAGGATGAACGCGTACAGGCCGAGCGCGAACGCGTGGCGGCGGAGAAGGCGCAGCGGCAGCGTGTCACCGTGGCGGATGGCCAGTTCCTCGGCTCGCTGAACGCGCAAGAGTACGACAAGGCGCGCGCGTTCCTGACTCGGGCACTGGCCGAGGGAACTTGGGATCTCGAACACGCGGAGCGCTGGCGGTCCGTGCTGGCGGCCGAGGAGGGCCAGGCGCGCACCGCCGCGGCGGCTGCGGAGGAGGAGATTCAGTCTGCCGCGGTGACGCGGCTGGAGGTGCTCCGCACTATCGGCGAGGCGACGGACCAGGAGGTAGCCGGGGCGCTGCTGGACATGCTTGGGGACACGTCGCCGAAGGTGGCGAACCAGATCCGACCAGTGTTGAGCGCTATCTACTCGCAGGCGAAGACGGAAGCGGACCAGACGCGCGAGGACTGGCTGCGCAAGGCGCGGCAGCAGGTCAAGGACCGGGCCGAGCAGTGGGGCGCCAGGGTTCTGGACAAGGACGGAAAGGATATCACGGACCAGGAAGACCGGAAATTCCTGTTCGGCTACGCCAAGAGAATCGCCAAGGCAAATCGCAAGGGGCCGGACCGGCTGAGCGAGGATGCCGAAACGAGGTTGGTGAGCGAGGCTTACGCCAAGCGCGTGGCGGAGCGAGAGCGCCGCTACCGGCTGATGGAAGCGGAAGTGTATCGCACGATTCAAGGGGTGCAGGACTGGTCAAAGGTGGACCCGGACGTGTTCCAGAAACGGCTTGAGGGGATCATGAGCCGGGGGGCAACTGGGTATCTGTTTCAACGGGCTGTAGACGGGACGCAGCAGCGGCCGGCAACTCCGGCCAAACCTGCGAATGGTGGAGCTTCCGGGAGCTGGTGAGACTTTGACGCAGGGACGATACAATTTCCTCGAAGGCGTGAGGCGCGATGAGCCGGCGACCGTGACGTTGCCCGGTGAGTTTTACGGGGCGTGGCGGAATGATGAGGATTTGGCGTTTGCCGGCGAGCTGGATGCGCTCGCGCGGCACGCGGCTGAGCTGAGCGGCGACGCTGAGGGCTGGAAACGGCGGCAGGCGGTAACCTGGTTCCTGGCCAATCGCCTGGGGCACGATCCGGCGGCGGTCGACGGCGGGTTGCAGGCGTACGTAGATGCGTACTTCGGCACTGGGCTGGGCGTGGATGAGGCGTACAAGCTGGCGTTGGAGGTGCGCGGGCACCGGGACTTGTTGGCGCCGCAGCCGGCGGCGAAAGCCGTACCGGGTGTCTGGGCGAAGGCGGCGAAGTTCGCGGCCGGCGCGCTGTCAACACCGCAGAGCTACGGCGGCGAGGATCGGGCTGCGCAGTTCGCAACCGGGGAAGAGAGCGAAACGGCAAAGTCCATGGTGCGCTCGGGCTCGAACCTGATCCTCGGGGCGGGAGCCGGCGTTGCGGCTCTGGCCGGGGCGAGTGAGACGGCCATGGGGCTGGCGGCACGCAACCGGGCGATTCAGCAGGCCATGGCGAATGCGCCGGAGCTTCAGGCGCGCGTGGCCAAGCTGGAGGGTAAATGGTGGGGACCGGACGCGGATTGGCGGCAGTCGGCATGGTGGGAGACGACGGCAGCGGAGATGGTTCCGCAAATCCTGTTGTTCGGCGCGGGCGCCGCAGCTGGCGGCGCGGGGATGTCCGCGGCGCTGACCAGGCTGTTCCCGACGCTGGCACCCAAAACGGTGTCCTTGCTGGCCGGGATCGGAACGGGCGCGCTGGTGACAGGACCAGGAGAGGCGCTGATCGAGGGCGGGAGCCAGTACGACGAACTCTGGCGCCGGGCAGAAGAGAGCGGCGCGGCGTTCCGGGAACACTGGGATGCGCTTACGCCGGAACAGCGGGAGAAACTTGGGGCGCGGGCGCTGGTCGATGCGGTGTCCGCACAACGCGAGGCGATGGAACGGGTTGGTGATGCTGAAATAGCAGCCGGGGCGGCGCGGACGGTGTTCTGGCGGAACGTGCTGCTGAACTCAGCGCTGGACGCCGCAGGGCTGGGGCTGTCGCGTGTTGCCGGGGCGGCTGTGTTCCGGCGCTCGCTGGGCGGGGCGCTGCGGGCCGTCGGGGCACTGCTTACAGAGGTGGCCGGCGAGGTTGAGCAGGAGCTACGGCAGGATGAAATACAGAACCGCACGGCGGCGGAAGTGCTCACGGGCCGCATGATCGACGCGGACTTGTTCACGCCACGGCTGACGCGGGCCTGGTTCGGGACACCCGAGGAGCGCAAGGTTGCCATCGCGACGGTGTTCCAAACGCTGGTGGGTGGCCGGGGTATCCAATTCCTGTCGGACATTGCCGAGGCGCGCACCGTGGCACAGCGGGAAATCGCGGTGCGCAAGGCGGCGGAGGAGAAACGCGCGTTGGCTGAGGAGTTCGAGACGGCGGCGGCTGAAGGCCGGGCGATGTCGCCGGCCGAGGAAGCGGCCGGGGTCCGGCTGGTCCGGCTGGCTGGAGCGTTGGAGCAGGCGGGAACTGACACGGCGCGGAAAGTTGACCTGCTGACTCAGTACGAGCAGGACGAGGTAAACGCCAGGCTTGACGCCACCGAGGAACAGCAGGCGGGAACTGACACGGATGATGGCCCGGACCTGACGGCACTGGCACGCCAGAGGGATGAGGCGCTGGCCAAGGTCGATGAGGAACAAGCGAGCGCAGAGGGTAGGACAGAGCCGGTTGTTGCGGTGCGACGCCGGCGGAAGAAGGGGAGAGACGACCGACGGTCTGACGTGCAGAGGTTGGCGCAGTCGGAGATTCCCAGGCTCTATGTGTCGGCTGAGGATCGGCGCGAGTTGGCGGCTGCGAATGTGGATCTGAAGGCGGTTGGGAAGTTTCTGACGGATGACCGGACGGCGCCAGGTTACTCGGACGCCGCGCAGGTGCTCGAATCCACCTTTCCGGCGCTCGGTGTGCGCGCGGACGCTGAGCTGGCTGAAGTCGTGGCGAAGCTGTACGGGCGGCGGGAACAGGACACTGCCAGCACGGAGAAGGAACCGCCCGGTGAGCAAATCCAGGCCCGAGCAACGACGCAGGGCCAGCGGTTCAAGATCGGTGGCGAGGTCTGGACAGTGGTCCGGCGACACGAAGACGGCGGGGCCGTGCTCGTCGCTGAGGATGGCCGCATTGAAGTGCTGGAGCCCGGTGAGGTGGCTGCCTACTCGTATCAAGAGGCAGGCACGGCCCCGCCAGGTGTAGACCTGGGAGCGCTGGAAAGCACGGTTGCACAGAATGCCGCCGGGATCGACACGGCTACGCCGGCCGGGCGGCTGCTGTTGAGGGAGATGATTGAGGCGGAGGCGGAACAGCAGGCAAGGGAAAGCGGGTTGGCGGATGAGGTGTTCAGTGTCGAGTCTGGTAGGAGAGAGAGCCGGGTCGGGGTCGAGAAGCGGCCGGCTCTGGAGCGGTTACTTGGCCGGGTGGCGGTACGGTTCCCGGCTGCGCAGCAGTGGAAGATCCTCGAGCGAACGGATGAGCTTCCTGACGAGGTGAAGGCAGCGGCCGAGGCGCGGCATGGCGCGGGGGCGTGGCGGACGGCGAACGGGGTGAGCTTTGGCGGTACCACGTATCTGATCCTGGAGAACATGGGCGGGCCGGGCGAGGTTCTGGCCAAGTATCTGCATGAGGGGATAGGACACGCGGCCATGCGCAAGATGCTCGGAGCGGAGTTCACCCGAGTGATGGCGGAGGTGTACGACCTGGCCGGGGAGCAGGAGTTGCGCCGGGTTGTGCCGGCGGAGTATTGGGCGAACGATCCGACGCCGGATGAGATTGCGGCTGAGTACGTGGCGCGGGTGACGGAGAAGGCGGCGCGCGGGGTGACGCTGAGCGCGCCGGAGCAGAGTGTCTGGGAGAAGGTGCTGGATTGGTTCCTGAAGCTGATCGGGGAGCCAACCACGGCGGAGGCCGCGCAGGCGACCGAGGCGGCGGCGATGCGCGCGGAGGTGGCGGAGTTCGCACCTCGAGAGGTGGCGGAGCTGGTGCACGCGGCCGTGCGCTTTGCCCAGGGCCGGCCGGTTGCGGAGTCCGCACGGCAGATGGCGGAGCGGCTGGCCAACGCCGAGGCCCAGGGGCCGGCGGATCTCAGCATGAGTGAGGGCACGGGCGGGCTGGATGCTGAGGTGCAACGCGAGGTCCGGGAGATAACGGACAGGGCCAAGGCCGACGGTACGTTTGGCAAGGCACCGAACGGGAAGCCGTCAAAGCTGAACGCGCTTCAGTGGGCCATGGTGCGCACGCGGCGGTTCAAAGAGTGGTTCGGAGACTGGGATACGTTGACGCGTATTTCTGCGGTTCGCTCTGTAATCCCAACCGTGATAACCAGTGCCGATGTAACGATCGAGGAAGCAGAAAATGCGTATCGCACCACTGGCTATGTCAATATGCCAAACGGTACGCGCATAAACCTAGTGCATGGGATTTTTGGCAAACTGGCCGGGCACAGTAACGGTGAGCAAATCATGCGGATTGTGCCACAATTCAGTGAGTTATTGCAGGCATCTGTTATGGCATTTTCGGAACCGCACAGACAGGCAAAGACACACCGAAACATAACGGCAGTTCGCCACTACGTAACCAAAGCGGCAATCGATGGACGCCACTGGTATGTGCGTTTTACCGTGCAGGACGTGCAGAAGGAGAATGGACTAGAGTTACACAATACCGCGTTGTCTGATGTTGAAATGACTGAAGCCGGCACCGCTGATGTTCATTCCGGGATTATTGACCCGGCGAAGATCGGAGGTGTCGGCCTCGATAAGAAACTACTGCTATGGCTGGCGTCTGTCAACCCAGACGAGGTATCCAAGGCCATCGACCCGGAGACTGGCGAGCCGCTGGTGGTGTACCATGGGACGCCAGACTCTCGTGGCTTGCATGTTTTCCAGAGCCGCAAGGAAGTGTTGCAGCGGGATGGCTACGGGAATCCGGATTACAACGATCCGGAGCGGGCGTTCTGGTTTACCGACAGTCAGCGGCTGGCAAAGACGTACGCGGATGATCGCCGGGCGTTTGATTACCAGAACGCAGAACCGGGCGTTCTGTCTGTCTTTCTGAGAATGCTGAACCCGCAGGTTATTGACATGGGCGGAGGGAACTGGCGGGGTACCCGAGATGTCGTTGAGAAGATCCGCGCCGGCGGATATGACGGGGCAGTTATCAGAAACGTCGTTGACGATTACAACACAACGAAAGAGAGCAGACCCGCGACAACGATCGTGGTGTTGGATTCGAGCCAAATCAAGTCGGCCACGGGCAACACTGGCGCGTACGGCGCGGACACGGGCGATATCCGGTTCAGCCTCGGAGGCGGTGGGAAGAAGGCGACGAAGAAGGCGGCCAAGGCGGCGGCGGCCCTCGAGGCGGAAGCGGAAGACCGAGCGCGCGACCTGAATATCCTGACGCCACGCGAGGAACGGGCGGCGGTGGCGCTGGCGGGGCTGGCGTTCGAGGGGCAAGACCTGGACGTGAACCGGGCGGATGAGCTGCTGAAGGGGTGGAAGTTCGAGAGGGATCGGACGCTGCCAATCCTGAAGCGAGCGCATGAGGTGGCTTGGCAGGCGCGGCAGATGGTCTCAGAGGTGAAGGGGGCGGCTGACGTGCGCGGGGCGCTGACCAAGGCGGTTGACGCGGAGTTGGCCGGCAGCACGCAGGGCGATGAGCGGGAGCGGAATCTGAAGGCGATTCTGAAGCGCGCGGCAATCCACGCAACCTATGAACGTGAGGTCGATAAGGCGTACGGGCTGGGCAAGGAGTTCGGCGCGCGGACGGTGGCGGCGGAGCGGGCGCTGCGCGCGAACCTGCCGGCGCTGCTGGAGCATACGATAGACGCGACGGTGAGGGAACGGGCCAAGATCGAGGGGGCACGGGAAACGACGTACCTCGTCGGGCTCGCGAACCGGGTGGAGCAGTTGAGCACGGCGGTTGCCGGGGTTGAGCCACGGGTGGCGGAGAGTTGGGTGGCGACGGAGCTGGCTGAGGAGTTCGGCCGGGACCGCTACGAGCTGATGGCGGCGGCGGCTGAGGCGGACGCGACGCGGATTCTGGCGGCGGTGCGGGCGAATGTCGAGCATCGGCTGTATGGGAAGTACGCGAAGGGTATCGCGGACCTGTGGAAGCGCTACCATTCGGCGACGGCTGTTGAGAACCGGTTGCTGGCGAGCCTGACGCCGGATGGCAAGGCGCGGATGAAAGCCTGGTTGGCGGCTATCCCGACGCGGGAAACGCCTATCGGCGGGAGGGAGCCACGGTTGCGGGGTGCGGAGTTCGCACAACTGCGGGCGTGGTGGGAAGAGGGGCAGGAGATTGTACACACCGCGCGGCGGGAACAGGCCGTAGTGGTGAACGGGCGGAAGCGCGAAGCGAAGGCAGCGGCGGAAGAGCTGACCGGGGAGGTGGTCAAGGCAAGCGCGAGCCTGATGACGGCAGACGCGACGAGTACGCCGAAGCGCCGGGGCTGGCTCAAGCACTGGGGCTTTGATCGGTTCGCCATTGCGGAGACTGCGGCGCGGCTAATGTTCGGTGGCGAGGAAACGGGCGGATACCGGATTTGGTACGAAGATCTGCGCCGTGGCGATACCATGGCCAAGGGGATCGAGCGCGACACGCTTGGCCGGATGAACCGCACGCTGGAGCAGCTGGGGCTGACGGGCGATGCGCGCTGGCGCTTCCAGGCGGAACTGAAGCCGATCAAGATTGGCGGGCGCACGTACCAGTGGACGGACGCGGAGCGGGTGTACTTCGGCGCGCTGTGGCAACGGTGGGAGGCGAGGTACAAGCTGCTGGCGAACGGCTGGAAGCTGGCCCGGCACAGCGGCACGAGCCTGGGCATGGGCACACGCGGCGACGTCGCCGGCAATCTGCTGCTGGCCAAGGAGATCTTGCAGACGCTGACGCCGGAAGAGCAGATCCTGGTAGACGTGCTGGTAGCCGGGCTGACGGAGTTGGGGCCGCAGGCGAACCGGGTGACGATGGCGCTGTATGGGGTGGAGAAGTTTGGGGAGCAAAAGTACTGGGGCATGCGGGTGGAGGCGCCGACGATTCCGACGGACGCGGAACTGGAGGCTGATCCCGGAGCCATGCACAGCCGGGTTCTCGAAGGGATTGGCGCGGCAAAGAAGACAGTGGAACACGGGCACGCGTTGCGAATCGGCGACGCGCTGAATCAGTACACGGAACACGCGCGGCTGATGTCGCGCTTCATCGCGCTGACGCTGCCGGTGCGCAACGCGCTGAACGCGCTGAACGCGAACGAGGGGCAGTTGAAGACGGCACTCACTGAACACTTCGGCTCCGAGTGGGTGACGCGGCTGCGCGAGGGGCTGGTGGCGCTCTCGGGGCTGGATGACGCGCCGAGCCGGTTGGACATCCTGAACACGCTGACCGGCAATATCGCCAAGGCGATCCTCGCCTACAACCCAGGATCGTGGTGGGCGAACCGAGCGGGCGGGGCGACGCTGTACGCGGCGGAACTGGCGCACCGGGACGCGACGTTGGCCGGTCAGTTCCTGACCGAAGCGGCAAAGCCGCAGCTGGGAAACACGGCGATCCGGACGTATCTGGATACGAATGGCTACCTGTGGCACCGGTGGAACAGCGATCTGGC